AATGACGTCCAGCTGATCGGTGATGCCGAGCTTCTTTGCTGCGTTGTTGAAGCCCTGGTACAGAGTAGACGCAGACTTCGACACACGCTCCTGAGTGGTGGTACCATCAGGGTTAGTCGTGGTCTTGACTACCGCGAAGTCCATCGGCCACTCTTCGGCAGGATCGATACCAGGCTCGTCACTCTCAGTCATGAGAAAAGTGAGACGCTCCTCGTACAGACCCTTCACGCGACGATTGCCATACAGCTCGGCAATCCGCTCCTTGGAAAGAGCCATTAGATTGTTCCTTTCTCCCGTTTGATTTGTGTTGCTGGGTCTTACTTCGGCTGCGGGTACAGCCTAGCACACTTGACCATCGTTGTCAAGTCTGCTCGATTGTACCTATTCGAGCGATTTAATTTTCTATGCTTTATTTCAGCCATTTCATCGTCGAACATACGTTCCAAAATCCCTGGAAAATGGCGCACGAACGTATGTTCGATTTTTTGAACTACACCACTTACCACAACTACACATTGAGTAATTAAGAGTAATTGATTAACTACTCACAATTACTTACAGTTTTGCTGAGGCAAGTGGTGCATTGTCACGCAAGGTAGTGATTTGATGCATTTTCGCGGTTTGCACCTTTCCTGGCGATCCTTACGGACGCGCCAGGTAAGCTACAACCTCGACATTGGTGTAACCGTCGTACTTGCGCCAACCGTTACACTTGCGACGAGTCGCACCTTTGCGGCTTCTCGTGATTGAGCCGACATTCCCGACGAACTGCCCCAGCTCACTCTTTTTCACGTGAGCCTTCGTGAGCACTGTGTTACCATCATCAGTGGTTTCACGAATGAGGGTTACTACGCGGCTTCGCTTGAATCGCTTACTTGCGACACCAACGTTTCTCCCTGTGCCGGGTTTGCCATAGAGGGCCGCGATTTGAGCCTTCGTCATCGCGTTACCTTCCGTTCGATTGTTTGTTACGTTTACAGCTTAGCAGCTTGCTAAGCTTGCAGCATCACCCATATGGGGGATCTTGCAAACTTAGTAGGTTTTCTGACTTGCGTATACTTAGGAGGTGCGACTATGACTAGGCTTGCGCCTAGTCATAGTCTGCCTGCGATCCTCCACGCTGAGCCGTCTCAGGCTGCGTAGGCTCGACAGTCTCGTTCGTCTTGATATGCGTGCGCCAAGTCTTGGTCGCAGGCACTACGTGCTCGCTACCATCGCTCATGGTGACAACCATGTTAGCTGAGGTACCTTCACGCAGGGACGGATTGCTATATGCCGTCCTAGGATCGCGACGATACGTGTTCGGCTTGTGTGAGTCATAGACTCCGACGTTATCCCTGCTAGACCTAGGCGTCTTATACTCACCTAGAGTCAGCCGTTCGCGACGATAGCGTGCAGCGTAGCGCAGGGCATCGGCGATCATGATCTCTTGAGCGACAAGATCGTTCATGAGAGCCTCCTAAGTTTTCGATAAGTGAGCCACCCGCGCGTGACAAGCGCGCCTCGTGCTCACCCCCCGCGCGGGCTGTCTCTCCCGCGCGACAAGAGCAGTGTAGCCACCCCCGCCAGGCACCGAATCAGTACTAACTACGTGAAGATCGTGAGTAGTGTAAAGCGTCAAAGCATTGTTTTGAGCCATTTTGAGCACTATCGGGCGCTGTTCGTCTCTGTGTAGAAAATTTCCCCAGAGTCAGATGACCCAGATGATCGAAAATCGAATGAATCGCGAATTGAAAGCGTCGTCCGAGTAACGTCTGTATACTACAGGCATGAGCGACCAGCCCGAGACACCCGAGAATACCCCTAATCCGGGTATTACGGATGAATCACTACAAGCTGAGCTTCAGTCGTATGCCGCAGCTCTGAGAGCTGAGTTCGCTACAGCTCAAAGCACGCATTCCACGCCTGACGTGGAAAAGCACACACGGGACTTCTTTAAAAAGAATGTCCAAGATGCCGCGCTTCAAATCGTCTGGTTAGCGCACAATAGCGACAGTGACTCGATTCGCCTCAAGGCTAGCACGTTCATCATCAAGGAGGCATTCGACTCAAGTCGCGCAGACGGTGATCCCATCGCTGAACTGATGCGTGAGCTTGCTAACCAAACTTAACCAGTAACCAACTGATATCAGTTGACGAGTTAAGTGGCGTTAGTAATCAATCCAGGCAACCTGCCAGACGCAGGTATCTCAGCTGAAGCCTACTACAAGAAGGTAGGCTTCACACCACACTCACCAGGGCAAAGTGAGTACCTGTACTCGACTGCTCGTTTTTCCGTACCGTGTTGTGGTAGACGGTATGGTAAGTCTTTGCCCGCTGGACATCGTATGGGCTTTAAAGCATTTAAGCCTGAGACGTGGAACTGGATTGTAGGCCCAACTTATAAGCTCGGTGAAAAAGAGTTCCGCATCGTGTGGAACGATTATCAGAAGTTGGGCATCCTCAAATATTGTCGCAAGGCATATTCAGCACACCAAGGTGACATGTATATCGTCACTCCATGGCATAGCCACATTGAAGTGGTGTCTGCTGATAAGCCTGATGCTCTTCTTGGCGAAGCGCTATCTCATGCTTGCATGAGTGAGGCTGCACGCCACAGTAGAGCCACGTGGGAACAGTTTGTCGAGCCGGCGTTGTCTGACCTGCGTGGTAGTGCTGACTTTCCATCAACACCGCAGGGATACAACTGGTATCACGGGTTGTACGAACTTGGGCAAATGAACAATACAACCACACTGCCTAACGGTAAGACAGTTCGGTTGTATCAAAGTTGGAACTTCCCTACGTGGGAGAATACGTTCCGCTTCCCTGGTGGATTCAATGATCCTGAGATTCAGCGAGTTAAGCGGGTTGCGAGTAAACAGTGGTTTGACCAAGAATATGGTGCTCTGTTTACAACCCGCACAGGTTCGATCTTCGAGGAATGGGATGAGAACGTCCACATCGTAGCTCACGAGTTTAACCCGTATTGGCCGAATTATCTTGCTTTCGATTACGGGTTTAGCAACCCGTTCGTGTGCTTGGACATTCAGATTGAACCTCCGCAATCGAGTGATCCTAGTGATGGCGGACGAGTGTGGGTCTGGCGTGAATACTACAAGTCAGGCTTGAGTACACACGAACATGGGTTGTATCTTAAGTCACGTGAGAACCCCGATGACTATAATGTCGTGGCGATGTGGGGCGATCCGCGTGGGGCTGATGAAGCCGCTACTTTGGCGCTTACCATTGGTTACGTGGCTAGCGAAGATGTCCGGTGGAAGTTGAGCATTGAGCAGATGAAGCGCATGTTGAAGGCTCGTCCACCACAAATCTTCGTTGATCCATCATGCAAAAATCTCATCAGGCAGATGCAGAAGCTGCATGTCAAGGAAATGGGACGAGGCACAAAGTTTGATCTTAACGAGACTGCTGGTGATGGAAATATTCAACACAAGGTAGACGACCATGCTGTCGATGCGCTGCGATACTTCATTGGGCCGTATTTCGTGGCTGGAGCTGGAATGCACCTTTCTGACATATACGGCGAGAATTATCGTGGATCTGAGTCTGAAGACTTCTTCACACTCAACAATCCAATCACGCTCGACAGTCTCGTCAAACTGTGAACCACCTACTAACGGGAGCTAAACCATGAATACAACTGGTTCTGAACACGAAGTGCATGAGGCGTTTACAGTTCACAAGCTGAACGACGATGGACTCATGCTTGCACAGGAACTCGCGGAAAGATTCAATGGTCTGTTGGAGTTCACAAACTCAATCGGTAAAGACCAACGACTCAATGCAATCGTTCGTACCAAGCTTGAAGAGGCTTGCTTCTTTGCTAAGAAGTCAATGGCCTCCGATCTCGATCTACAGCTCTAGTTTTGCCCTGTGCTGGGGTTGTTCACCGGCCCCGCGATTTTCGTAACTAATGCAGATTCCAGGCATTTCACGTCCAGCGCGTAAAGCGCAAGCTAGTAATACTAGCTATCAAGCACAGGGTGTGCAGGATGACGCCATTCCGCAGCCACAGCTTAACGCTGAAAGTGGCTCATCTAGACCAGTTGTCATCCCGGAGGTTGTACCTGAACTAGTATCACCGTATAGCCGCACCGTCGCATACAACAAGATGATGAATGATGCGGCTGTTGATGTCAGTTTGCGGGTACAAAAGACGCCTGTATTGGGTGCAACGTACTACATTGAGCCCTTTGACGAGCAGCCAATCAACCTTGAAATAGCTGAATTCATCGAAGATAACCTCTTTGAGGGCATGAGTGCACCGTTCTTGAATAGTCTTGAGGACGTGTTGCACTTCTTTGAAGATGGTTATAGCATTTTGGAGAAAGTTTACGAACTTCGGCAATGGTCTGCGCCTGGTAAGGGTCGCAATTCAAAGCAATACACGATGCTCAAAAAGCTTGGTGTGCGTCCTCCGACTACAATTTCGCAAATCACTTACGATGACAATGGTGGGCCGCTGACTATTGAGCAACAAGCGATTCGTGGAGATAATTCAGTTGAAACTGTAAGCTTGGATATCAACAAGTTGATTATCTTCACATTCAATCGCAAAGGTGGCGATGTTACTGGTAAATCGCTTCTACGTACTGCATATCCGCACTGGTTCTACAAGATTCACTTCTACAAGATCGATGCAATTCAGAAAGAGCGCCATTCACTTGGTATCCCGCGTGGCAAGCTAGGCCCAGGAGCATCGCCACAGGATAAGGCTGCACTTCAAACGATGTTGCGGAACTTGAGGACTAATGAAGAAAGCTTCATGATCCTCACTCCCAACATCGAAGTGGACTTCGCTGAAGTTCATGGCAATCTTGTAGATGTATTGCAGTCAGCAGGTCATCACAATACGATGATCTTGCTGAATACGATGGCTGAATTCATGGCTCTCGGTCTTGAAGGTAC